ACCCCGACTACCCTATAACAAGCCAAACACTCCAACGCTCTATGAAGTCGCGGATTAACAACAAAAAAGAACAGTACCACGGGCTGACATTTAACTCGCGGCTACGCGACAGATACGTGCAGTATATGGAAGAATACGGCGACAACCCTTCACTGTTTTTCTAAAAAAAGACCCCCACTAAATGTGGGGGCAAGATAACAATGGAGAACAACATCGAGTATCGAGTTGTCAAATGCAGTATATCACACAGTTCTCCACACTCGTAAACCTAATTTTCCGTCTTCAACGCAAGTTTGCGTTTTAAACTTCCAATCTCGGGTTTTTTCTACGTTTTTTAGCTGTGACTGTGCCTTTTCTACATCAAGACATGGTAAAAAGAACGACCAACCAACGTCCATTGCATCCCAATTCACGGTTACATGCACCCCATCAGGGTCTAAGTCCTCAAGTTTCAACGCCATCTTCGTTATCCATAGAGTAAGTTATAGACCAAGTTTTAACAGAGGGTGTCTTACCCATATACGTGTCTGCAAATATACGCTTCTGTTCGCTCTTAGCGTGGAACTTGTTTTTCAGTCTGCTCAAGAAGTCACTATAGTTTATCTGGTTCTTCACACACCAATCTTTCAACGGTGTCGGCAACAGGTATAACTTCTCGCTAGTTGTTTCGTACCGTGCAACAATAAAACTTCTTGGGTCTTTCTCTGCAGGTGGCACCAAGCTGCTAATGTTAGACAGTTCTCCATCACTATCCTCAGTATCATTTATCCAGAGAATGTTGTTCCACTTCTCAGCCAAGTATCTACCAAGCAGTTCGTTCGTACCAGACTTAGCCTCACCCATACGTGCTTTCGCTAGGATAAGCTGCTTAACCGCCCAATCAAAGATGTTACCTGTGTTGTACTGCGTAATCTTTAGTTTCTTCTTGAGTATTATTGCCGCTGTGATAGCTGCAGCTACCCCTGCTGACCAGAAACGGTGCTTAGACGTAAGACCTGCCGCTTCGTCTAGCCGAACCCGAACCGCATCTAACGTAGCGCGAGTTTCTTCTTTGTTGTTCATAACCCACTGCACAAACTCAATGCCTAACCAACCGTAGTTTACTTTGACTTCTTCAAACAGCTTGTCAGTTACTTTCTTATCTTCCGTTGTAAGCTGCATATCTGGCACACTTATCTCAAGAAGACGCAACAGTTCTGCTTCGGCATCGGCTTTGTAGCCAGTGACAGCATCCCACATACTTGAGTTAGCCGAACTCAAAGACAAAAGTTCCCACGGTTTACCGCGTACTCTTTCAATGTTACCCGACTGCGCAAGGCGGTTCTTTTGCCTACCACCAGTCATTTGATAAAGATACCCAGACGCAAACTCACCTGTTACTTTTGTCATCTCATCGACCACAGGCGGTATGTTTTTCAACACTTCACACCTGTTCATAAAAGAGTTTAGTGTATCTTCTGATCCTATAGAACGGTTCATTATAATCCAAGGATCACCCCATGCGGCTAACCCCATACACTGCGCTGTTGTCTTACCAATACCAGACCCACCTGTTAGATGGATCGCCAGACTATTCATACCTGTGAACGGCATAAGTACAGAGCCGAAACCTGCGCAAACATTGAACTGATGTAAGCACCAATTTTCATCTGGTTTGTTGTAAAAGTTTATCATCTCTATATGCCGTTCACGACTGCCCTTTTCTCCAAAAGCATGGAACAGGCTAGATGTAGAAGGCGATGCAGGGTTGTACTCAACCTTGTCAGGTCTAATCAGTTTGTCTCCAAGGACAAAGCCTGTCATATCGTCATCGACCCACCCGAACTGTCGGTGTGCTTCGTCTGCTTTTACTGTTTGCTGTAACTCACTTATCCATTTGTTTGTGTATGACATGAGCGTAGTTGTCTCCGCAGGGTTAATAGCCGTAACGCCTTCTTTTGACATGGCCTTACGGAACTCGTTTGGTGCTGTTATGACAGTCAATGGCACTGTGAACTCTCGCACACCGTCTTGAGGCAAGTGCAGTCTAAACACGACTAGCTCGCCTTGTTCTTGATCGTATAAACGCCGTGATACATAGAACGTGTGTCTGTAGATCATCTTATCTACGAGATCATCTCCGTCACGTACACGTACATAGATACCCCCATGCTCACCGCCAAAGTATGGTTTCGGCATTTCGGGTATAGTGTACTCACGCTTCACATTGCTTGCGCTGTTAGCGGCTTTCTCAGACACAATCTGTGGCCCAGACGCTGCTTTGATCCGCTGTCCCAACACCAGAGGTGTCTTTATCTGCTCCCAGTGTGGGCATCCTTCGCACACGTCAGGGTTCAACTCGTTAAACTTAGCGCACAGATACGGCCCTTTGATCTCGTTAAACTTCTTGAGCGTAAACTCTTCGTCGTAGCTATCGTGCCGATTTGATATTTTAATGGCGGCTTTTTCGCCTTCTTTACAGAACTTAGTAATCGATAAACCTGCTCTCCATAGCGGCTCGTCTACACTGTTCTGATGTATCGTTATGTGCTTTAGCTGTTCGCACCCATTACCTTCGCTCGTTTTGCGCATGATACGCCCAAACGAAAACTCTTTGTTCTCGTTCAAAGCCTCTTGCAGTGCATCGGGGCCAAGGTCTAACGCAGGTAGCTTTGGTGCAACCCCACCTAGCTTCTCTATAAACTCAGACAAGTCTACAGGTGTAGCCATATCTTTTCCCAAGAGAGCTACAGGTAGCGGCGGGTCTTTTTTGTAGTTGTTTGTATTTGGTAACCGCAAGATACTAGCCGCATCTGTGGTACGAGATGCATCTGCAGGGAAGTTGTGTTCTCTACATAGCTGCCCTAGCTTACTCGCTACAGGCTCCCACTCTTCTCGCGTTATAGCTTCTGCCAGAGGCCAGTACACGTGGATACCGTTGCCACTGTTTACCGTTATCGGTGCAGGTAAACCCAAACTCTTTTTAAACGTCTGCAACTCTCTGATCGCATCGGCTTGCGTAGGGAACTCTTTGCCCTCGCCGCAGTCCAAGTCTAACCAAAACGCTTTGATACTCTTGACGTTTGCTTTTGTTCTACCTGCCCACTGCGAACCTTCTTCGTTGTAGGTACTCGTCGCAAAGTAAACATTATGTGGGAACGTATCTATCTCTGTAGCTTTAGCTATCAGCTCGTCGATGTTCTTAAACCAATAATGTTTAGGCGAACTAGACTTTTGCGTTAAGTCTATAGTGATTAAGCAGGGATGTCCCTCGTCACTTAATACACTTTCTAAAAAAGTTTTCGTGTCCATTGCTGCTGCTCCAAAGTTATGTCGTGGTGGAATACAGGCCCGAACCCACCACGACTATGCCACCGTTAGGTCTTATTCGTCGTCAAACAAATCGCCTACGATAGCTTCAAGGTCGTCGTCAGATGAGGGAGCAGCCACCTCTTTCTTCTTACTGACCTTCTTTGGTGCGGCTACTGTCTCCCCGATGTCCACCTCATCGTCAGCAACCTCACCGTCACGCTTCGCCTGCACCCCATCTGTTTGTGCTACAGTGAGCGTGATTGCACGGATAGCATCGTCGCTATCTCTAGCCTTGATAGCCTGCTCTAGTTCAGCTTCCTCTAGAGGACGAACAGGCTTGAAGAACAGCTTTGGTGTATCACTGTTCTCGTCAAAATACATCTGCGTAACCACAGCGATAGATGGCGTTTTGTGGGCGCGTAGGTATTGAGCATACGCTTGCATCCCCATCTTACCGTCTACTGGCTTACCGAACACAGACGTAGCAGGTAGTTGTAGTTGGTACACGTTCTCCATGTCACCCTCTAACAATACCGCAATACGTTGTTGATACCGACACGCACGGCTCTCGCCTTGCCCCGAACCTTTGACGTTCTGCTTACAGTCCATGCAGCGTTTAGCTTGACGCTGATCTGCAGGAACCGCACTGTCAGGCGCGTCTGTGTCTGGTGACCAACATGTAGGCGCAGAAGGGTTCTCTGGATCGTACTGACCCGAATAGAAAGTACGCGAAATCGGTGCCGCGTTTACTACGATTACATTGATGAAGCCATCGTTCTTTACGTTGACTTGATCGCCGTTAACCATCTCACGGAAACGTCCACCACGTAGGCTAATTCGGCGTAGGCCAGACCCACCACCAGAACCACCTGCTAGGTTATCGTCTACTTGTTGCAACTGTTTGAATAAGTCGCTGCTTACTAGGGAGTTGCCCCCTTCAAATAATGACAATTGCTCTGCCATGTTATTCTCCATTGTATGTTTGTGGGGATTCAGTTTCCCCTTTGTTACCACGTTTTGTCAACGCCTTTTCTATCGCATCTACATTGAAGCGATATGTGTCCCCGACTTTAATATATGTGTCGTCAGGGATATGCCCTTCTCGCAACCACTTTCTAGTTGTCGAGACAGAGATGCCGAAATAGTCAGCAACTTTGTTTATATCTACATACGGATTATCTGTCATTTTTTCCTCACTGATACTGTATACTCCGAATCTACATTAAGACCTTTTGGTACAAGATCAGGGTTTTCTTCTAGAAACTGCCGTACATTTGTTTGGTTCAAACGCTTCTCAAAGAACTCAGGCACATCATGTTCTTTCACGAACGTGTACATTTGCTCCCAATCGCTTGTCCAATACCGTTGCCGTACACTTCTAAAGAAGACCCCCTCAGACGTGCGTACTGACTCGACATTGTGTTCTTTACAATGATCTAACAATGCACGTTTGATTTTGTCGCCTTTATCGCTAAGTGCTTTTTCTTTTTCTTTGTACTCAGCGGTCAACTCACTACGCTGATCGCGTATCTTTATGTACGCTTTTACGAGCTTTTCTACTGGAACGCCCATTTATGTCTCCATTGTTATTTATATTTAGTAGATAGTGACTAAACTTATCTTAGTCAAGTAGTTCTTTATACAAATCTATAATTTTTGTATGCACGTCTATACGCTCATCTAGCATACGGTAAATGCGCTGCTCTGCTTGCGAACCATAAAGCTGAATGACAGTACATTTATGCTTTTGTCCAGACCTGTGTACACGTGCGTTAGCTTGTGCGTATGTCTCAAGAGACGATGTTGGCCCCCACCATACCACAGTGTTTGCAGCGGTCAGCGTGACACCGTGAGCCGCAGCTTGTGGCTGAATGATAAGCACTTGTGGGTCAGGTGCGTTTTGGAACTGATCGAATATCTCAGTTCTTTTAGGCGCAGAGACATCTCCTCGTATGATACCACACGATATGCCGTCCGACGTTAGCTTACTGGCTAACATATCTATAGTGTGCCGAAACGGAACAAACACCAGAACTTTCTGGCTGCTCTCGTCTATCGCCTCTTTGAGAACTTTGTATCGGTTGGATATGTCGAACTCTAGTGTCTCGCTGTCGTCTGTATATACAGCACCAGATGATATTTGTAATAGCTTGTTCAGAACGATTGCCGCGTTTACTGCCGTTATGCTCTCGTCTGCCACATGCATAATCATCTTTTTGCGCAGTTCTTCGTAATACTTTATCTGCTGCTTTGTCATCTCGACTTTGCGCTTGGTGTATACCATGTCAGGTAAGTCAAGACATTCGTCTTTGGTGAAACGTATCGCAGGTTGTAGGCAACTATGCACCGTGGCTTGCGCTGTCTCTTTCGGTAGCCACTTGAACTGTGTCAGCTTAAACATGACTTGGTCGCGGAACGAGCCAAAGAAACG